CAAAGCTCAAGCAGATCGAGAATGACTGATGAACAGATGCGTGAGGTCGCGGGGCAATGGCTCTCGCCGGTGGATCAGATCTTCGCCGACCTGATCGACAAGAGTTACACCATGACCGCCGGGGCATTTCAGATCGAGGTTCAGCAGGTCATCGACCGCATTCCTCAGTTGTTTTTCCTACTCGATAAACGAGCGCTTGAAACGTCACTCGAAAATGAGATCGGAGCGGCAATCGTCAAATCACTAGAGCGAGAATTATGAAGATCACCATCACAGCGACAGGACTCGACCCAGTGAAGGCATCGATGATCCGCCTGCAATCGGCATCGGTGCGCAAGGTCGCGGTTCTCACCGGCGCTCAGGATGCTCTGGAAGTCGTCGAGAAATACTACAACATGAACGGATCGCGGCTTTGGGAAAATCCATCGCTTCCGACTCATGGACCAGGTAGGAAAAAAACGCAGTGGTGGCGTAAAGTCTCAGGAAGTTGGTCGATCATGGGGGCGAGTGGATCAGGCGTGACACTACGCAGCAAAGGTGCCATCGGGTTCTCGCACAAAGTTACCGGCGGGACGATCACCGCGCGACGTGCAAAGTTCCTGACGATCCCGATCGTGCCAGAGGCTCACGGGCTGACAGCTCGGACATACAGCCGGACAATCGCCCCTCTATTCGCCGTTAAGGGTGTGCTAGCGCAGGCAGATGAAAACTCTCCGAGCGGTATCAAACCGGTATTCGTGCTGAAGAAATCCATCACTCAGAAGCCATGGAAGAACGCGCTGCCACCGGAGCAATCCTACATCAACGCATTCGCGAACGGAGCGCTTGAAAGCATCATCGCACAGATCGAGGGAGCTACTTAAAAAAAAGCAATTACAAGCCAGAATCGGGTGGTAATCTTCTATTCGAAATGGCGAACGAAATCATCAGTGCATCATTCCAGACCGAAGTGGAAGCTTTGGCTGAGAGCATTGTTTATCTCCCTGAAGGCGAGCATGAAATCCATGCTACCGTCAATGGCAAGGCTGCCAAGCGCAAGGTCACGGTCGATGAGTCGATCCTAGCTGCATTCGCAAGCGACCTGCAAGCTCGCCAATCTCGCAACGTGCGACCATTCGCTGGCTTCGATCACAAAGCCGGTCCTGCATCATTCATCCCAAAGGAATTCCGATACGAATCAGGCGTCGGTCTGGTCTTGGATATCGAATGGACGCAGGCAGGCAAGAGCGCCGTCGAAGGCAAGGACTACTCCTACTTCTCGCCAAACTTTCTACTCGCCAACGGCACGCCAGCAGGTCTGCCGACACATGGCGAGATCGGTTCGCTCGTTAACGAGCCAGCATTCGAGGCGATGGAAAAGATCGCCGCATCATACAACGAAACCAATATGGACATCAAACCACTAATCGAACTCGGTCTTGTTGCCGAGGATGTTGACCCGGAGAAAGCAATGGAAATTGCCAAGCTCGAAATCGAAGCCATGAAAAGCAAGATCGCTGAGATCGAAGCTGGTTACATGACTAAGGAAGCCGATGCAGTGCAAGCTGCTGCCAACCATGCGACCGAGCTTGAAACAGTCGTTGCATCGCGTGACGCACTCGCCAGCGAAGTGGAAACGCTCAAAGCATCTCTCGCTGAAATCGAGGACAAAGCTGCTGACAGCGTGATCGAGGAAGCAGTCAAAGCTGGCCGCATCGCTCCGCAAGATGACAAAGCCAAATCGTTCTGGAAGGCTCAAATCAAAGCCGACAAGAGCAATCTTGAAATTCTCAACGCCATCCCAGCCAAACCAGTGAACGGCGAAACCGTTCTCGCCGGCAAAGCTGACGAAGGCACCAAACAAACCGAACTCAAAGGACTCGCACTCGTCGAAGCATCCTTCAAAGCTCAAAACCAATCTCACTAAACAAACAATACTATGCCAAACAACCTAACTCTGTTAGACCTTGCCAAGCTCAACGGACATGATCCCATCGTCGGTCTGATTGAGGAAGTCGCCAGTGCCTCGCCCGAGGTGACAACCATCCCAGCTCGCACGATCCGCGGCACGTCCTACAAGACAGTGACCCGTAACAGTCGTCCGAGCGTTGCATTCCGTCAAGCCAATGAAGGCACGGACGCAACCAAGTCGAACTTCACCGAACGTCTGGTTGAGTGCTTCATTCTCTCCGCTCGCGTTGAAGTCGATAAGGCTGTTGCTCGCGGTTATGAGGACGGTGCCGAGGCTCTTCAAGCCATCGAGGCAATGGGAGTTATGCGCGCTGCTCTGACCACAGTTGGAACTCAAACCATCTACGGCGACAACGCAAGCTCGAAAGGCTTCGCCGGTCTGCAAACATTGGTGTCCGCTCTAGGGAGTGACATCGTTGTTGACGCAGGCGGCACAACCTCCGCAACTGGTTCCTCGGTTTATGCCATCAAGGCTGGCAACACAGGCGTTCAATACGTCTACGGCAACGGCACGACCTTCGACCTCTCGCCATTCCGCGAAGGCGACGCAGTTGATGCAGATGCCAAACGTTACGCAGCATTCATCGCTGACCTTACCGCGTGGATCGGCTTCCAGTGCGTCAACAAGCACGCAATCGGTCGTTTGAAAGACCTCACCGCAGACAGCGGCAAAGGATGCACAGACGCCAAGATTGCCGAGCTTCTCAGCAAGTTCCCAGTTGGCGAGCGTCCGACTCACTTGCTCATGTCGCGCCGTTCCGCATTCCAGCTTCAAGTCAGCCGGAACACAACCCCATCGACCAAGCAGGAAGCCTTCACCGGCATCCTTCCCGGCGTGCCAACGGAATCCTTCGGAGTTCCAATCATCATCACCGACTCGATCGTTGACACCGAAACCCTTAGCTAATTCTAACCATATCAAATCATGAGCTTCGAATTCAATCGTAACCTTCAAGACAAGAATTACACCTCCACTGTTGCCATCGCGCAGGCAGGTGCTAACACCGCAGCATTTGACCTTGAGCAAGTAGTTGGTGGCGACATCGAGCGAGTAGTATTCTCGCTCTCCGCTCCCACTGCTGCTGGCATCTCCGACACCAAAGTCGTGACCTACGCTCTGCAAGACAGCGCTGACGGTTCTTCATGGGCTGCCGTTGATCCAGCGATCAGCACGACTCAGACCGCTACTGCCTCCGGCATCGTTGCCAAAGAGGTTCGCTTCCGTGTGCCAGCTAACACCCGTCGCTATGTGCGCATCGCTCAGACGATGACCGCCTCGGCTGGCACGGTTACTGGCAGCATGGTCGCCAAGCTTTTGTTCTAATCCGTTGGAACTTGTGTGCAAAGGGCGACGGAGTTGGTAGTTTCCTCCGTCGCCCTAAATTCTTGAAACTCAAATCATCATGGCTTGGCTCGCTCTAACATACTCCGCACTTCGTGATAGACTCTCAACCGAGGAGTTCAATCGTCTGCTCGCTGAATGTCCGACACCCGAGGACAAAGCGCAGGAGATTCTCACGAGCGTAGCGCAAGACATTGCCTCACGCGTCAACTCAGGTCGTCGCAAGCGTGGATTGCCTCCAGTCGTCAACACCGGCTTGTATGTGCCACCAGGTGCGCGCCGACACGCCTACAATCTCTCCCGTCAAGAACTGACGGACTCCTACCCTTCGCTCGCTGAATTTAACGGTGATGATCGACGCAGAGCAGTTGAGGAAGCCAACAGCTATCTCGATGACCTTGCCAACAACAACGCAGACTCCGATGATACCGGAGCCGAATCATTCGCTGCTACTAGCGGCAGTTCTTTTCGCTATGGCGGCGCGGCTGTCATGAACTTCTCAGAATCACCATGAGCCTCATTCGCCAAATAGTCGAAAGCATGGCAAAGACGCTGAAAGATCATGCGTATTTCCGCACCGTGCCGATTATTCCCGTGCTGGTTCAAGACCACAAGGATATCGATCGTGAGATCGAGAACGCAATGAGCAAGGCAGGCGCCTTCGTCATGGTCAACTTTTCACAAAGCGAAGCATCGTCACCCGACACACCCGGACCATACATGGATTCGGCGACGTTCTCCGTCACTTGCTCGGAGATCCCGAGCGTATGGAGACAGCAGGCTGGCAACATGTCGAAGCCAAGTGCAACAGAGATCGGTGAGGCTGTCTCACGCATTCTTCACCATCACAAACCGCTTGACGCTAGCGGCGATTCACTAACCGGCGGCATTCTCACATTCGCCTCGATGCAGGAGGATGCAACGCCTCCGATGCTTCAACAAATCATCACTTTCAACTGCCCAGTGGGGCTACAAAATACAACTCCAACACGATAATACCTCATGCCAACATTCGACAGAACCACCATCGTTCGCGGTCCTTGCAAAGTCACCTATGATTCGCAGACCTTCTACTCCAAAGCTGGAGTTGTGCTGACCACGACCAACTCGACCTTCGACAAAGAGACAGACGCTTACGGCATCGTCAGCAAGTCAAAAACTGACTTCACCATCGTGGTCGAATTCGAACCAGTCGGAGAGATCGAGGCGCTCGCCGTTCTTTTCCCGCATGGCAACACAGCAATGGGTGCCAGCATCTACGGCAACACCGACAAGAACCTCGTCATCGTCTCAG